TTGATATTTTTAACTTCATCTTTGATACTAAAAAAAATCTTTTTATTTGCAATATCCCAATTATTCTTTGAATACAAAATACTATCGAACATGGATCCCAGCGATTTATCCAAGTAATAACATTTTAATTTTTTATAATTTGTAATATTCATATCTCCTTCGATTACATTTATCATTAAATGTGCTTCAATTATTGTGTAATTATTTGTTTTTGTATCTTTAACGCGGTCTAGATTGACTTCTAAGATTCCATCTTTATAAAGGTCGGTACAATTATTGACGTTTTTTTTACATTTTTTTATGTGAGGATATTTTGAATTATCTTTTCCATGGATTATTTTTCTCCAAGTCTCATTTTGAATATATCGTTCTGTCAACATGTAGGTACTTAATTTTGAGAAATTACGAAAGGCAGGACTGTATTTTTCGATCAATGATTGAATTTCTGTTTCTCGAGTACCTTCGTTACTTAAATCTAACTCCCGATTTTTTATATATTCGAGTGCCTTTTTCTTAATATATAGTTTACCAAATACTGAGATGACCTGTTGTATTTTGTGTTCATTGGATACATTAGTCACTTGTTGTATATAATTTTTGTATTCATATAATGTATTTAAATTTTCAAAAAACAAATCAAAACTTTGGGGGTTTGCTTCCTTGGGGTTTGCTTCCTTGGGGTTTGCTTCCTTGGGGTTTGCTTCCTTGGGGTTGGTGTTTTTTTCCATTTCCGTCTTAATGTTTGTAATTGCCTTTTTCACTTCTTTCACTTTTTCGTATATTTCATTATAGTACATTCCCTTATTATCATTATTTGTCGGAGAGACGGTTTCAATACTCGAGAAAATGGAGTTTTCACTAAATTGTGTATTGTAAAAATCATGAAATTCTTTTTCAACTATTGTTAGAGGGTTATCTCCATCAGTATCTATGTTAGTCGCAATATTTTCATATTCTTGTATCAGTTTACTGTATATAGGGTGATTAAAAATATCATTTTTCAATGTTACCCCTGTAATTGTGTATATTTCCCCATTGACTTTAATATGCGAGAACTCTTTTCCAAATCGTGAAGGTAAAAACGGGAAATAGCTCGTATTCAATCCCTTTGTAGTCCCTTTAGTAAAAAATGAATATGACTCTCGATCAAAATAATCGAGAGATTTATTGTAATTATTAGAAATAGGGTACGCAGTGGGTAATATGGCTTTGATAAAAATATCAAAATTCTGCTGTTCTATTTTTAAACGTTCGGTTGCGTTTTCTTCTTTAATACCATTCCAAGAATTCAGAATGACCTTTTTAAATGTGGTTGGATTGAAAAATACTTCGATACGTTCATAATAAAACATGTTCAAAATACGATTGGCTAAATTACGATAAGGTACATCAGGAGAGAAAATCGGTAAGTCTTGTAACATTATTTTTCGTTTAGGTGGAGGTGGATTATATGACAATATTTTACTAGTTAATACTGTTTCCTTTTCGTGATTTATATCAACACTAAGGTCTAAAATTACTTTTAATGTATAAGACATTTTACTCGAATTCTCTTTACAATATTGTTAGAAAGAAATTTATTTTACGAAACCATTGTTTGGTTCAAGAAATGATGTATTTCTGCAGCTGAATTTCCATTATTATTATCATCATAATTATTATTATCATCATCATCACTTTTTGATGCTTTATTCATCAAATTTTTGGCTTTTTCTAATATTCTCATACAAGTGTCGATTTCCTCTTTTGTCAAAATATTATCGGTAGTGTCTTGAGCTAATGACATATGATGTGTAGTAAATTCTTCGGTTAAACAACAGAAAGGACTATTTTCATTTAGGAATACTTGCATTAATAAACTGACAATTGTAAACAAAGTAATCGCAGAGATTATTTCACGCGTACCCATCCAACAAATCGCAAATACTAGAATATGTCGACTAAATGTATTCCGTAAATAAGATTCCATTGTAGGACTAAGTGGTACAGTAGTAAATTTCGAAGAAATATTCAAAATAACAACAATCATGCCTGCAAATAGTTTACTATCATTTATAGCTTTTACATTGTCATATGTATATGCAAAAACGTCTTTAATGGAAAAAGCTTTCATACAGTATGAATATATATATTATATTATATAATTAAGAGATATAAGAACTGTTACCCACGAACGGTTTACCTGAATCTGTAAAAAGACCTAATTGTCTGATTTCTTCTGGAATAAAGTGCGCATAGTTTCTTGGTTTATCTGGTTTTCTTAAATCATTTTCACTATTTTCTTTCTTTTTCCGTAAATCAAAATGGCAAGTAGAATCGCAAGGATTGCATATTTCACCATTATGAAAATCAATTTCGGATAAGTGATGTGTAATGTCATGATGTTTGACTTCTAAATCTTTATACACCATAACTTTATTTATAGTACAATGTTCTTTACGAAAAATATTTTCGGATTCTTTGCAAACCACAGGTAAATTATTTGGATAAGCAATATTAATAAGACAAGACGAAGATTTTGTTCTGGATGGTTCCTGTATAAAATCTGTCGATATCGCATTGGGTTCATTTGCAGGTTTAGGTAAATGATTCACATATTGTTGAATACTATCTGTTAGTTTGTTGTGTGTAAATAATTCGGTTACTTTAGAATATTCCCATATTTGATAATACCATATTACAAATATGCATAAAGAGAACCCGTACACAAAATGTTTATGAGTATAGTAAATAATTAATAGAACTGCGACTAATTTCCCTAAACTGTACTGACTGAAATAAACAAAGGAGGTAGGGTATAATAAATATGTTATGATGAGTACAAGCGGAACACAATCTAAAAGAGATATGGAATTGCTGAATTTCATTTGTTTATTACAAAATACTGTACTATATATGTTGTAATATATCTTATTCATTATACTTGTCTAACATTTAGGAAAATTAATATCTGTCCAAACACTAAAGGCGAAACACAAACTTTATATAATGTCATTATTATCTACAGCCAGCCCGTGGGACAGTAAAGATAGTTGCTGTATTAAACCAAAAAGTAGAAGAAAGAATTGTTCTGCTTCTAGTGAAAGTGCAATTGAACGATCTGTAAAAATAAATGAAGAAAATTCAAAACGAGTCAATGATTTATTAAATAATATGAAAAACGTCTCGCCTGATAATGATGGAAAACATTTGGGCAACTTTCATCCTCCTCCGCCACCACAGATATCCGATACAGATAAAACCAAAACAACTGAATTTACTAGTCCTTTTAAAAAAGAGGTAAGTCCCAATTTAAATTTACATATTTACGAGGGGATTGACTCTAGCGTACAAGAAGGATTTACTGGAAATACTGTTTTAAAACAACCTACGGCTAGATACCAAGATAGTTATAAGAGTAATTTAACAGAAATGGCAAAACCATACATGACTGCAACAATCGCTTCTTCTGCAAATGATCTTGGAGTAAATAATAATGACAAGGTACTTGAAAAGTTAAACTATATGATACAGCTATTAGAAGAACAACAACACGAACAAACACATCATGTTACCGAAGAATTTCTACTATATACATTTTTAGGCGTATTTGTCATTTATATTGTAGACTCATTTTCAAGATCTGGAAAGTATATTAGATGAATATAAAATACTAGCCAAAAAATTGAAATGGATAAATCATATGAAAATATATATCCATAATTTATTTATTTATTTATTCCATAGTCATACTCCATAAGTGGTTTGTATAAAGATGGACTGTTTTATTTGCTGTGAGACATTTAATCAATCCAACAGATTGAAGATAACTTGTATGTACTGTAATTATACTGCGTGCCGCAATTGTTGTGCACAGTATATCGAATCTGAAAAAGAGTTTACTTGTATGAATCGTTGTTGTGAAAAGATTTGGAATCGTAAATTTATGAGATGTCATTTTACAAAAGCATACATGCAAAAGATGTATAAATGCATTCAAGAAGATAAACTATTTGATAAAGAACAAGCATTGTTCCCTTATACACAATCATTAATTGAAGCGGAAAAAAGAAGAGATGAAATTTTTGCAGAATACCGTTTAAAAATACGTAAACAAGAAAGCGTAAGACGAGAATTAGACAAAAATATTCGTGTTTTAAATGAACAGCGTGGTAATATAAGTCAGTCTATTATCCAATTATACCGAGAAAGAGATATTAAAGCAGGAAACACGAAGAAATCGATAAATCTCACACGAAATTTTGTGAGAAAATGTCCTTGCGAAGATTGTCGAGGATTTCTCAGTAGCCAATGGAAATGTGGATTATGTGATAAATATACTTGTTCCGATTGTCACGCAGTCATTGGAGTACATAAAGACAAAATAGAACATGTTTGTAAAGAAGACGATGTCGCTACTGCACAACTTATCAATAGCGATACAAAACCTTGTCCCAAGTGCGGAGAAGGTATATTTAAGATTGAAGGATGTGACCAAATGTGGTGTACTCAATGCCGTACAGGATTTAGTTGGCGAACAGGTCAACTTGAGTTAAATATTCATAATCCACATTTCTATGAATGGCAAAGACGTAATAATGGCGGGGAAGCTCCTAGAAATCGCGGCGACAATATTATCTGTGGCGAAGAGTTGGATCACACATATTTTGATCATTTGATGGAATTGTATAATTTCAAGACAAAACAAGAAAGAGACGCAATAAAGGTATTGAGTGGTGTAGTGAGAGGAATACTACATTTGACAAACGTTACAATACATACATATAATCAAGATCATTTGGAAAACCATCAAGAAGAAAGAATTTCCTATTTGAAGAAAGATATTACTTTGCAACATTTCAGAAAAGAAATACAACGCAAAAACAAAGCATTTGAGAAATCAAATGATATTCATCAAATTTTGGTCATGTTTACACGTACGGGAAGTGAGATATTACTGAGATTGCTTCAGGATTTAAGAAATGTAATAATTCATAATATGTCGGATCACTTACAAAAATATATAGATGAAATCAATACACTTACTGAATATGCGAATGAATGTTTTCAAGAAGTTGCTACTACGTACGGTTCTATATCTAAAAAAATAAACTTTAGGGAATATAATATACTATGTAGTTGTAGTATATTGAAACCAAAACAGACAATTGCTGAGAATCAGAGTAATGCACTGGTTGAAGAAAAAACATTAATTGAAGAAGCTACACAGAAGGATGAGAATCAGAGTAATGCACTGGTTGAAGAAAAAACATTAATTGAAGAAGCTACACAGAA